GATCCTCAATGAGTACGATCTAGGGATCAAGAAGAAGACTTAAGGTCTTCTTTTTCAAGGCGGTCTGCCTCGGCTCGCAACCACTTGATTCGTTCTTCTATGGGTGATTCAACTTTTACCAAATAAGAAACACCACCCGAACCCGAAACTCCTATTTCGGCGTCTCGGTAGGAAGAAGATTCTGCAAAACGTTTTGCTATCGATGCAACAATAATCTTAAGATGCTCCCATGTCGGCGACACGGCTTTTATCTCTACTTTCCATTCACTCATTTACTTTTCCTTATGTAATTCCGGATCGAACCACCATCCAGAAAACTCATATCCCTCATTGACAATCGTAACGAACTGTGAATGGGACTTCTTCTTACATTCACGTTCGAAGAAGGTAATTTCCTCTTCGGTAGCGTTCCGGACAGAGAGGACCTTGTAGGGCTTCCCCTTCTGAGAGGAAGCCCCAGGTCCGAATACGAAGTCAACCTGGAAGGTGACTTTATCCCCTTTGGCGAATGTGGTCACTTGATACACTCCACGACCAGTTCTCGCACGACATTCTCAGCGAGCTTGATCATTTGATGTACCCCGCGACCTTGGACGAACCAATCTGATCATCCAGGCTGATATCAGCACCAGCCGCGAAACCTTCCTGGAAGGCGTCACGATCATTGACCTTGAAGGAAGCCTTGCGGGCCTTCTTCGGAGCTTCCTGGTTGAGATAGGCGGCGACGGCCTTGGACTCGCTGTCATAGAGAGCCGGAAGATTGTTCGGATTGGACGAGGCCGGTGACGGGGCCTTGAGAGTCGCAATCTTCTCATAGATCGTCTTGATGACGCGGAAGGAGGCACCCTTCTTGAATTCATTCTGCTGACGCAGGTCACGCGAGAAGTCCTTGGAGAGACGTTCAATCGTGTCCATGATGTAGCCGAACATTTCCTTGGCGATGGTGCGGTTCGACTCCTTGCCGACGAACACATAGAAGTCGTCATAGGCGAAGATCGGACCGTCGAGGGTCAGACGGAAGCGTTCCTTGTTCTGAACCTTCTTGGAATAGACGCCAGAGAGATAGAGGTTGCTGACGGCGACCGCCAGAGCCCCGAACCAGGAAGTCTTGACCTTGACCTTCACGTCCTCTTCGCCGAGCTTCTCCTTGGCAGGACCATTGAGAACGTCATCGGAGAGGTTATGCTCGGCCAGAAGCTCCTGGACCTTGTTCATGAAGGCAAGAGCCTCGGCCTCGGTCGTTGCGGCGTCATTGGCCTTGGCGAAGAGCTTGCGGATTTTCTCGATCTGGCTTTCGGTCTTGGTCATCATCGGACTCCATAATGAATTCAATAATGAACTTGTACCCTATTTCCTTGTTGGTGTCAACCGAATAACCAAGAAATTTTCAGATAGCCGATATAGTTGGTGTCCACCTTGAAGCCGAGAGCCGAGAAAGCCTCGTTTAACTCTCTCTTTTGTTTGGGGTTTTCGAAATGAGCCTCATAGTCATAATAGCCCTGTCGGGCTCTTGTGATCATCTGCTTCTGATGATGGTCGAGAAGAGAATCTATTGCTCCGGACGGAGCCCGAGTCAGTTCCTTGAGTGTCTTTACAGAAAATTCAGTCATGATCGAGCCCCATGTGATTTGTTAATCCTTCCATATAGCAGAAGCTCCTTTCACTGTCAATAAATATTTTGATGGTATTAAAAGGAAAAATATGACCGACCCGGCCTCGAACACGAATCAACGCCTTCCGCCTCTCACACTGCCAGGGGAATATCCCTACGTCCGCATGTTTCAGTACAGGGATGGGTCCTGGTGGCGTCAGGACGAGTATCCAGGCAACGAGGGCTATGCACGCGGACATATCTCCGGAACCTTCTATGAGCATTCTCCACTAGGTGGTCACAAGAGCCTGACGACCGGTCAGAAGCACGAGTATGTCACCCAGGGTGCCTCGGAGACCGTGGACCAGAATCAACATAACAAGATCGGTGGAAGCACCGTTGATCATGTCACATCCGACCATTACGCCGAGCATGGTAGTGATCGAATGCACGCCACTGGCGGCGACCGAATTCATGCCGTAGGAGGTATCAAGTTCGATCATGCGACTCACGGAACTCAACAGACTTCTACCGGTGATCATGTCTCTGATCACAATGACGGGAATCATCATATTAATGTCGATGGTGATTACGTCCGTTATACTGGCGGGACTAAGTATGATTATGTAGGAGGCGAGTACGGAATCTACCTTCCTACCGGTAACTTCGATATCAAGCTCGACAAGGGTAAATACCAGATTCATTGCGGCAGTGATATCATTATCAAGAGCGACACCAAGATTACCCTACAAGTAGGAAACTCGTCCATAGTAATCACACCAACAGACATCAATATCATTGCGAGTCAGAACCTCAATCTTACCTCGACATCTGCCAATGTCCAGATCAATGCTGCTTCTGGCAACGTCAATACTCAGGGTATTCATACCAATATTCAGGGTGGTGGTAGTCCATCCATACCGTCTACGTTCACATAAGGATAAGATATGCCAGTTCCATCAACCCGAGCCGATATTGTCTCGTCGGTTCTCAAGAATCAGATTCAGTGGTCTGATATCCCTACGAATTTCGATATGGCCCCGAACAGTGGTGATCTTGCCAAGGTGACAAACGGTGCTGCCGTGGCTCAGTCCTTGGAGAATCTGGTCATGACCGTGGTCAAGGAGAGACTCTATCAACCGACTGTCGGTAGCACGGTAGCCTTCAGGGCCTTCGAATTGGCTTCTCCTATCGAGGCTGTGCTTATGGAGAGCGCCATCATGCGTACTGCCAAGGAGAACGAGCCTCGTGTCAATGTCATTGGTGTACAGGTAAATGAGATTCCGGGTGGTAATGCTTATCAGGTTCTTGTTTATTACTATCTGATAAATAACCCGACATTACAAACCCTTTCCGTTATCCTGAAGAGAACACGCTAATATGGCAAATACCCAGATTTCATTGTCATCACTTGATCCGGATAGTCTGAAGCAAAGTTTCATTACCTATCTTCAGAACAGCCAGACGATCTTCAAGGACTATAACTATAAGGGTCCGAACATCAGTGTTCTCATGGACCTCATGTCACGCAACACCTTCCTGAACTCCTTCCTGGTCAATATGGGTTTCAACGAGTCGATGCTCGATAGTGCGCAGCTTCGCAACTCAATCGTCTCTCGTGTGAAAAATCTAAACTATATCCCTGGCTCGGTCACGTCATCCCTGGCCCTGGTCAATGTGGCTATCACGTCCACCAGCGGCAACAGCTTTGTCATTCCCAAGGGAACCTCCTTCAATGGTATCAATGCCAATGGCGTCTATCAGTTCGTAACCGACAAGGAATACTTTCAATCATCCGCCAACGGTTACTTTCTCTTCCCGAACGTCGCCATCTATGACGGAAGTTATACAAATGATATCTTTACGACCGACTATAGTGTCAATAACCAGATATTCACCATTTCGAATCCAACCGTTGATATCACGTCTCTGACTGTACAGACAATCGAGAATGCTGGTGCAACAAATACGACCTATCTTCAGGCCGCTGGTATTCTTGGACTAGATGGTAACAGCAAGGTCTTCTTCCTTCAGGCTGCTCGTGATTACCTCTATGAGTTTCAGTTCGGTGATGGTATCCTTGGTTACAAGCCCCAGAACGGTGCTGTCGTCGCGGCCAACTATCGTATTGCTGCCGGTGACGTAGCCGACGACTCGGGGTCATTCACTCTCAATTACAACCTCGGAAACTATAACAATACGACTATTTCGAATGTGGTGATCACACTTGCGGCTAATAGCTCGGGTGGTTCCCAGGCCGAGAGTATCGAGTCCATTCGTTTCAATGGTCCACTGGCCTATCAGACTCAGGAAAGAGCCGTCGTGGCTACCGACTACCATACCCTCATCCTCACCAGATTCCCTCAGGTGGGTGATGTTAATGTCTATGGTGGAGGTATCTCTACGGCCTCGGTAGACTACGGTAAGGTCTTTGTCGCCATGGTCTCGCCGACTGGTAATCCTCTGACCAAGACCAACAAGGATATCATTACCTCATATCTCACTGGCTTCAATATCCTTCCGATCAAGGACAGTGTGTATCCTATCGACGCCAACACCATCTGGCTCGACGTTACCGCA